TTTCTCTTTCTTCTTAGACAAAAAGATAATTGATGATGCTGCGTACTTAAGACCTGATCCACCACCCATTACTTTCTTCGCGAACAATCCCATTTCATCATAAGTATGATTCGTTACGATTAATGGAACACCTGCTTTACCTAACTTAAGAGTCAATACTCTAAAAGCACCTTTAACTAATTGTGCTCTCGTCATATCTTTAGTCTCTGCTCCAGACGCTGTGTCTTCAATCTCTTTAGTTGTTGATAACATACCAAGTGAATCAAGTACAAAACACATCTTCATGTCTGTCTTGTCTTTCATATATTGATCAAGTATTTTAATTGATTGAGTTCTGAACTCTTGAATTGTTGTTACAGGTACAATCACGATTCTTGAAGAATCAATTCCTCTTTCCTCGATCATGTCTTTTGTGATTGCACTTTCAGACTCAAAATAGATAACTGCCGAATCCGGATTATCATCTAAGAATCTTTTACACATTCCAAGTGCGAAGAATGTTTTACCTGTTGCTGATTCACCTGCTAACGCTGTGATCTTATTACTAGGTAATCCATCATATATTGAACCAGATAAGAGAGCGTTAAAGATATACGAACCTGTATCAATGTAACCACTGACATCTGCAGCTTGTACTCCGTCTTCTACAATAGAAGCGAACTCATTACCTGTTGTTTTTACTAAGTTTTTCAAATAACTCATTATTTATCTCCATAATTTAACTGTTTCTTTCTTTTCTTCTCATAGCTTTCAAACTATTATCATAATCTATATGTTGTCTAATCTCTTTTTTCCAAGATTGTATTTCCATGTAAACAAGACCCAATAAGAACCATGTTACAAAATGAAAAGACAAGAAGATTAATTGAATTTCAGTCATATATCTATTATACTACCGAACTTGTATCTGTCAAGTTTTTCATAGTCCTACCCAAAAAATGAATCAAGTGTACTAACAGGTTCTGTTGTCCACCCGATCTTATCTAATATTACACCTAGAGGTTCGACAAAAGATTTTTGAAATTGTGTATCGTAATCAATATACGGTTCTAGTTCGAACTCTTTAGGTAACGCTGAAACAAAAGAAATAACATTCTCATTCATTATATTAGGTAGTTTCATATAACAAAACTTAACTTTCTCACCATTCTGTATCACAGGATATTTCTTGTCTATATTGTATTTATATAAAAAGTTATTGTAAAGTAATGATCCTCTTACATGAATCGGTGTACCCTTATTATAGATAGAAGCCGCGTTGTAATATTTTTTGACATTTTGAACACCACGAGGAAATGATATTTCTTCTATCGGTAATTTGTTGAATTCATTTCTTGAATTAGTAATAAAATCCCATACATCATTTTCAGTTCCATTCATTAATGTACGAATACCTTCTTCTAGTTTCTTTCTACACCACATCGGTGTTGAAGACTTCGCTGTCTCGATACCCATCATTTTTAGTTTCGGTGTTTTGAATCTTACACCTTCTGAATCATGAACATTAAGAATATATCTTTTCTTTGCTGTCCATATACCTTTGTCTGCTATGACTTCTCTACCCATTTCCATTTTATTCTGATACGCGTTTGTATAAGAAGCTAGTTCTTCGTAGTTAGAATTAATCATAGGTTCTATTTTTTCTTTCGCGATAGTGTCAAGAAACTCTACAGGATTCTTCGGATTGACTCTATCAACTAAATCTTCAAATGTTACATAGATTGAATCTGTATCAATCGCGACAACATAATCTTTATCAGTCTCAAGTAATTTATTAAGAAACTTGTTAACAGCTCTTTCTACCCACTTGATACTCAACTGACCTGATGTTGTAATACCTTCAGCGATCTCTCTGTTGAAGTATCTGAAATACTGATTACCTAGAGCTCCATAACAACTATTAAGTGAAATCTTTCTTACCATTTGATTGTTATTGTATTTAACAATCGCGTATTCACATTCTTTTCTTTTAACTAAATCATTCTTGTCGATTGTTTCTAGTTCTATCTGTTTGTCAATCATCTTTCTTTTGAACAAGACTCTTTGATCATACATTTCTTCTAAGAGTTCAGGTAGAAATCCTTGTTTATCAGTTCTAAACAAAGCACCATTCGGTGTGACTGTTGTTTCAGTTAACATACTGAGATCAACTTCACCTTCTAGTAATTTATTTACATTGATTTCTTGATTGAATATTTTCTTTTGATAAGTGTCCGGACTCATATTGTATTGCATGATCAAATGAGGATATAGACTGTTTAAGTCAAAAGACATTACCCATTTGTGTTGTCCGACTTGAGGTTCTTTTACATACGCTCCAATGATTCGTGAATCTTGAGCCAACTTCTTCGGTGGTGGAACCATACCTCGTTTCTTCAAGAAGTTATAGATAATTAAATCCCAATATCGAACTGATCCAAATACATCTTCAAAGTTACACTTCGCTTGATATGCCATAGTAATAACTAACTCCATGAGTTGTAGTTTATCGTCTAGTTGTTCAACAAGTTCTGTATCTCTGATATTATAATCTAAGAACTTTTGATAATCATTTCTGTAGAATAGATGCATCGCTCCGAACTCTGAGTAATCAATTTTCTTTTTACCTAATTCGACTTCTGCTATATGATCTAATCGATATGTTTCTCTTGTAATGTATGTAAACTTTTTATACATCTCAAGATAATCAAGAATCGCTACACCTGCTATGTTGTATGAGATCATTTTCTTTTGACCCATATACAACCATTCTCTTGATGTAATTAATTCATGTGGTGATAACTTACGAACTGTATCCCAATCAAAGAGTTTCCAAATACGATTAACAAGATACGCGATATCAAAAGTCTCAACATTCCAACCTGTAATGATATCAGGTTCTAATTCATCCCATATTCTCATGAACTCTAAAAGTAATTCTTTTTCGTGTCGTGTCTTATGATAGATCACATTCGGATCATCATTCTTGTATTCAAAGTTATCAATACCAATCACATGAGTTTCTTTATGTCCAAAGAGTTTCATAGTAATCGCGTTTACTCTTTCTTCTGCTTCTGTCGGTTCAGGAAATCCGTTCTCACACTCACACTCAATATCAATGTTAAGAATATTAATGTTCTTAATGTCAAAGTCTATATCAGAAGGATATGTCTCAGCGATATAAGTGTACTCCCATTGTTCAAGTCCATGAATATCAATACCTGTGTTGTCATATTGTTTCTTCCAATGTCTTGCTTGACTCGGAGAACTAAACTTCTTTGACTGTAGATACTCACCTGCTATTGACTTGTGAGCTGTTGGTTTGTTTGTAGGGATATACAAAGTCGGTTCGTATTTCAATCTTTTGATATACTTTTCACCATTCTTAACACCTCTCGCGAGTATTAAGTCTTTGTATCTTTTAATGTTTGTATAGTAATGCATAATGTAATTTTTGTGTATAGTTTATTATAACAGCGGTTTGCCATTATGTCTATACCAATGTGGTTTTTGTTTTATTCTTTCTTCTATTCTTTCTCTTATGATAGCTCTGTCTCTATCAGTAGGTTTCCAATCATTGTAATAGTCTGTTGGAAATTGTGTAACTTTAAATAAGCGTGTCTTATCTAATTTAAAGTTTCTTTTAGTTAATTCAGTTTTTATTTGTTCGTATCTATTATAAAGATATTTACCTTTATCATAAAAGAACATGACATGACCTGTACCCAAAGTTAATTCTTTAGGGATTCTTTTCTTATCCCACTTTGGCGATGCTAGTGATTTTTGAAGAGCCGAACCGATCATGAATATCTCTCGATATTCGGCCATTAGATGTTGATCGGTAAGTTCTTCTACAGGTAATATATTTATTCTTGTCAAACTACTCTATCAGGTACGAAGTGATCTTGAACAGCTTTTAGTTTTTCTTCGGCTGTAGTTAGTTTTTCAAGTTGTTCATCAATAGCTCCGACAAGATCAGAATGTTCTCCAATCCCAACTGAACTATTCATGTAAACAGTAATGTTAGCTTTAGCTGACGCTACTTCACCTTGATATCTCAATATAAGAGCTTCTCTTAATTGTTTATCTATATTCATAATATATCCTTTTGTTTATATAGACCTAAGTCTATCCATTAATCTATGAGCTCTGTTATAGACTTGTTTAGCCCATTTAGAGTCAAGACCTTGTATCGATGCCTCGACCCAATTACCTTCATTGAGTGCTGAGAACATCATCTTAAACTTTTTAAGTCTAGTAATACCTAGATTAAAAGCCATGTTAGCGATAATGAGTTTTACTTCTTCTGGATATGTAGCCCATTCTGATAAATGACCTTCACAATCATTCAGAACATTTCTAATATCTTGATAAAATAATTCATCACATCTTGTTTGTGTAATTTTATAGCCTACACCTTGACCATGTTCTATGTCACCTTCTAAGATTAAATGTCCGACTCCTACTGTAGGATATCCAAGATGATCTAAGTATACTTCAAGTACAACTCCTTCATCTGCAGACACTTCGTCTTTCAATCGAACCATAAATTCTTTACTATATTCCATTTTTTAATTCCTCTATGCCTTGGTTGGCTAGTAATTCTATGAGAATATTTCCCATAAGTTGATTAAATTCTTCATCCTCTGAAATTGTTTCTTTCATTTCATCAGGACATGAACGAACAGCTCTCTCAAAATCTAATGTTGGTATTTCAGATTCTTCTCTAGGTATAAAATTAATTTTACCATACTGATAGATTATATCTTTATAAGTACCTTTCAGAATTTTGATAGCTCTTTCTCCATTTTGATGAACAACCTCTGTATAGAGACCATCATCAAATAATGGATAATGAGTATTTAGTTCTTTATCTTCCTTGACCACGATATTTCTTTAGCTGTCTTTTCTTATCTTTGTTCATAGTTGAAGTACCGATTTTAACTCGTCTACCTCTACCACCAACTCCAATAGAACTAGTCTTAGAACCTCGTAGTCTTTCAGATTTTCTATAAAGTTGAGCCATTATCTATTTTCGGCATAACCTAATAAACCGACAAATACTAACAACCCGAAAAATCCTGTTGTTGTATTTAACGCGTCAAATATATAGGACATATCATATCCTACTAAAAGACTTGTTACTACGAATAGTCCAAACATTGAAGCTACTACTTGTATGAGTCCTACTGACTTCATTTTGTTTTGTTCTTAGAACCTTTAGGTCTTCCACGACCTCTCTTGACAGGTGTTTTCTTAACCGCTGTCTTTCTCACTTTCTTAGTAGGTGTTCTTCCATCTTTGTAAGCTTCGTTAGTATTCGGTGTAGATTTATCATCAGCGACAAACCTCCCTTTACTATCTTTAGCTCTTTCACCAGACGGTTCACCAACCATGAAGTTTACGAATTTATTCCAAATTCCCATTTTTTTCCTCGTTAGTTTTATTTAATTGTGTAATATATGGATCTGTATAATCTATATAGTCAAGTTCAGGATCATACCTTTTAAACAAGTTCATAATATAATTTTTAATTTTCCTAAACATACTATCTATTATAACAGCAAAAGCTGAGGTGTCAAGTTTTTTGACACCCCAAACTATAGGTTAGTTATTCAGCTAAGAATTGTTTCTTATCTGACGACTTGAGACTCCCAATCTCAATAGTTCTAGCTTTCTTTTCTTCTGGAACTACTCTTTCAGCATAAATGGTTAGAATACCATTTGAAAGATCGGAACCTTTAACAACTACATCTTCTGCTAAAACAAAAGTTCTATTGAATTTTCGTTGTGAGATTCCTTGATGTAAAAACCCATTATCTTTTTCACCAATGTCACCGTTAATAGTAAGATTGTTTTCTTTAACTGAAATAGTTAAATCATCTTCACTAAAACCAGCCACAGCTAATTCAATAAGAAAAGTATCTTCTACTTTACCTTTACGAATATTGTAAGGTGGATAATTGGTTTGTGGGATTGATCGAACTCTGTCTAATGAATTGAATACATTATCAAAGCCGACTGTGAATGGAGATAAATCTCTCCAGATTTGCTCATTAATAGTCATTGTGACCTCCTTATGTTAAGCAAGGTTAAAAAAATAGACCCGAACCTACGGCGTCTACAATTATATTTATAACAGTTTATTAACTGTTTTTCATATACTTAACCATTAGTTCATCTTTCTTAGACTCCCAAAGTTTTTTCATCTCTGGGTCTTGAGCTCTATTCATAGCTTGTCTAAGAAAAAAGATTCTCTTGGTTAAAGATTTAGGTTCTAACCTAATAGGTATAGCACTCATAAATTTCCTTCTTCTAAATGTTGTTTATTACCAAGATACTGTTTGTACTTGATTCGATTTAAAACTGTTTGTTTGAATTTGTTGTTTGGATCAAAGTCATTGATTGAATGACGATTAATTGTAGCTCTACAAGTGAAAACATCACCTTCACTTAATATGTGTGGAGCTCCATCAGGACCTTTAGTAAAATCATGATCTACTCTTATTTGTGTCATATCTGAGAAACACATTAACTGAGCACCTTCTTTATTCATAAAATTATGAACTGTAAAATCTCGTCTTGTTTTATAGTTACCCATATACTTAAGAGTCATATCATATCGTTTCTTTTCTGTACCGACATAAACTCCACCCGGAAGTATGTCTTTATTAGATTCTCTTAATTTATCTTGTTTAGCTTTCTTTTCTATGTATGTCATAGTTCTTTTAACACCTTCTATTTGTCTAGGAGAAATAGGTTTAGACCTAACAATTCTGTCATAGATATCACCTATAAACCCATTGACATTCTGATTGTCTATAATCCATTGAAATAGATCATTTTCTTTCTTCATAAACTCTTGAGGATTCATACTTTTTTATTTTTCATTATGTACATAGTATAACAAAAATGTACCCGCGGTATCAACTATATTCATGGGGTTTTACACCCAATTTCATCCCTCAGCTTTTTTAATGAGGTAAGGCCTCCTCGCGAAGTTGTGTTCATCACTTCCCAACCAGACCACGGTCCAGCATTTCCATGTCCGTTTATCATCTTCAACCAACCAACCACTTATCAAGATTCAACTTCATTATGTATATTATACAAAAAGTGTACCCGTGGTGTCAAATGTGACAGTTTTGTGACATAAATAAGAGTATGATTAAAAGAATGTGGAAAGACTTTCATAGAATGATGAAAGCGGGAAGACTACAAAAAGTAGTTAAAAAATTTATACCTTCAGAAGTTTAATCTTTGTAGAGTTTACGAACCTCTCCATTTATTAATGGAGCATACATTTTAACAGGTTCTTCTTTACCTTTGACTTTAACTTCACCTAAGACACTAAATGGTATATCAGTACATTGTAGATACGAATATTCAGACACGATAATTGGAGTATCTTCTTGTCTTGTTTGTGCTTCTAATCTAGCTCCAAGATTAACAGCGTCACCGACAACACTATAGTCCATTCTACTTTCTGAACCCATATTACCTACAATACAAGTACCTGTATTAACACCTGTACCAAACTTAACTCTAGGTAATCCCATGTCTTTCATCTTTTCTTCTAGTTCATCACCTAGAAGTTCTATTTCTATTGAAGTCTTTACAGCTAACTCAGCGTGATTCTCACAAGGTATAGGTGCGTTCCAAAACGCCATGATACAATCGCCCATGTACTTATCAATAGTACCACCATTCTTTAAAACAATCTTAGTCATTTTATCTAAGAACTCATTGATCAATTCTACTAATCCTTCAGGATTATCTTCTTTCATATACTTCTCGCTTATTGGAGTAAATCCTACAATGTCAGCGAACATGAAACTCATCTCTTTTCTTTCACCACCTAGTTTCATTAGACTAGGATCTTTGACAATCATATCAACATACTCTGGTGAGATATAGTTTCCAAACTGACTTTGAATTTGTTGTTTTAATTTGAAATTAATATAGAAGTTATTAAAGCTTGAATGACTAAATAGAAGTATAAACACCACAAGGGGATATGAGAAATCGATCAAGAGCCCGGAAGCGAAAGCTTCAAACCCAACAGCGACAACGCCGACTACACTGCCACCGAATAAGACAGCTGATAACCATATCGGTAGATAATATACGGATAGGAGAAGTAGAAGTCCCACGAAAATTAGTAGACAAACCTCTAGCAACAGAATGGATTGAGGTCTGGTAATTTGTTTACCACCAGTAAGAGTATGAATTACTGAAGCTTGTATATCATGTGGGTATTTTAAACCCATTGGAGTAGTTACCAATGGTGATATCCCTTCCGCTGTCACTCCGATTAATACTGTCTTACCTTGAAAGTCTGTTGTTCTATCCCAACTACCATTCATATCTCCATATTCATGTCTTTCAAAAGTATTAGACCAATCTACATAGATTGAACCTGTGTAATCAGTAACTACAGGTTCGTATGGTGGGATTCTCATGTTCTCAATACCTGTTTGTTCTACTTTCATTGTATAAGATTTCTTATCAGCCATCACTCGAACAACTTCCATACCAAAACTAGGATATAATTTATTCTCTACTGAAATGACTAAAGGTATTCTTCGAACTGATCCATCAACTTCAGGAGATGACGATAACATGCCAGCCCCATCAGAGCTTTTTGAGAAAATATTATTTACAACTGACTTGTACTTATATGCAAAGGTATTTGCATCACCATTACCTAGAGTTGCTGTTCCAACATGAGGTGCTATACTTTCTAAGCCCTTCGTTGAAGTTGTAGATGAGAGAACTATACCATTATCTTTAATCCAAGAATCAAAAACAAGATCACCACCGAATCTATCTTCATCAGCGAACATAGTTGTGAATCCAATAATACCCGCGTTACTGTTTCTCAAATCAGATATTAGTTGAGCGAATTGTTGTCTCGGAAATGGCCATTGACCGAATGTCTCTAAAGACTGTTCTCCGATATCAATAAGAACTATTGATTCGTTTTGTACTTGAGGTTCAGATTTCTGATAATAATCAAAGTTGATTACTCTAAGTTGTTCTACTATACTTGGATCATAGATTCTTAGACTGACTAGACCGAGAAGAACTATTATACAAGTCCATATTGAAGTTAATTTCATTGTTGAGTTACACTAATCGTACACCCACCAACTGTTACACAATTTTGAGATAAAGTATATGATTGATTTGTATTTCCTGATTGAGTTAGATTTAAATCTGTTGGTTGTGTTCCTAATAATGATACTGTAGCAGTATGAGCTCCGTTGTCTTTTTGATTAACAGATACATCATTACCATTCGAATTTCTAATTGTAAGTGTTAATGTTTTATTGCCGTTCTGTGCTTGTCTAGCGTATACTTCGTTATCGTTTGTATAGATGTTTGCTGTAATAGAATGTTGAATACCCGCTGTATCCATCTTTTGACTTCCGATGAATGTATTATTATTACCATGAATATCTAATCTTACAAAGTTACCACCAGGTTCATTACCATCATAGTTCCATGTTGGACTCGTACTATCGTTGAGAGAATATCCTTGTCCAAACTTAACTACATTATCATCACCCCAAACATGAAATTGAAAATCGTTATCATTACAACTTGCAGTTGAACACTTTTGACGAATATCCATATTATTTCTTAGACCGTCTAAATCACCACCCCAACTATATCCTGAACCCCAAGCATCAGTATAACCAATATAGTTTCCATCTCCTAATTGTAAAAGATTAACAGTATTGTTATTGTGATTAAAAGAAAATCTAATCAAATTGTCATGACCGATCTGTTCAATATTTAGATTTAAATTATCACTAGCACCACCAGCGACTTGATCTAAATGAATATGATTAGGATCAGCCAGACTGTTTAATGATAATAACGACACTATCGCCGTCATTAACAATAATTGAATTTTGTACACCTTCATTATTACTCTCTATTTTTGTACCTTGTTCGATTGGTACTCTTATATCTATGATTCCATTTACCTCTCTATAAAACCATATCTGTCCAGAAGCTTCGTCTATGATTGTATTGTACTGAGTAGTTTTATCAAACCCTAATGCTGTTCCAATAATTGTACCAGAATTATCACCAGCACCAGCTTTGTCTCTCTGTTTTTGTTTTAGAATATTTACTTCTTCAAATAATTTTAGAACATCTTGTAAGAAATCTACATCTAACAAGTCCATATCTAATTCATTAAATTCTAAATCTTCGTCACCTTCGTCCCAATCTTCTGCTAAATAGTCTATATCTAAATCGTTGAAGTCTAAGAGACTGTCACCACTATCATCGCGAGCGTTAGCTTCTTCGTTTTCAGCTTCTTTAACTTCTGCTGGTGGTGAAACAATAAACATATTGTCTATCGAATCTAAATTCATAATGTTATCTAATGTTACAGGTTGTACTGGTGGTGTAGACATACTCGACACCATCGTAGCCTGAAACGCTTCATTCAAAACAACTACGCCACCTTCATTCGTAACTGTTATCTCACCTGACGGAGAACAATCACCGTCTATTGTACATTCTGTTTCTGGTAAAAGTATTACTAAACTTCTACCAAGTTCATCAACACTAGTTGTAAAACTTGTACCTCTAACACCAATCGTAGCTGTAGGTGTTGTTATTACTATATTCTCTTTCGGTACTAATCCTAGTTTACCTGTTGTGAATCTAGCTGTACCTGATACAAACTTCATAGCCATCTTAGACTTTGACGGATCAGGATCAAAATAATATTCGTCTATAACTACTTCTGTATGTTCTGTAAGTTTCAAGTTTGTTTCATCAATAAACTTGATGTTCATTCTACCTTGAGCTGTTTCGATAGAATCTTTGAAGAATATATCTTCTCCAACTCCACCTTCTACAGTTTCACCAGAATCTCTTACTATACCTGAACTACCATTGTGTTCAGTAATATCACCTATATCGTTAGCGTATACTAAAGTAGTTAGTAGACAAAGATTAATCGCCAGTATCTTTTTGTTTAATATTGATCGTAGCATTTTCACTATCAAAGTCCGCTATTATTTCACTATGACATGAACTTACACCACTAGGGCATGTTCCTGAACTTTGAACAATATCAATATTACCACTAGATTGAATTAATTCTAAATCAATTTTATGATACGCTCCATCAGTCATACT